ACTAATTCTAAAATCTAAATATCTGATTAAATTATCTTCACTATCAGTCTCGACGGTCATGCGGCCGACCCAGTCAACACAGCTGGATAGGAAACCACGCACACTCGGGATAATAGCTGTGGATATTTCCATATCATCAGCGTCTTCATCTTTTTTAGATTTTTCCTGAACTAAATAGCAGACATCTTTTGGAAAGTTACGAGTCTCCGCTATGCACTCGATCAATCTAGATCCTACAAAACCCCATTTGCGTTGATTCATCTCATAGTTGCGTTTACCTTTCACTTCGCGTAGTGCAAGAGATTGAAGTCCTGTCAAACTGTCAGGAACTAGAAGATCAATCTCATTAGCTTGACGGATGCACTGCTCTATCACATCAAGATAATGTTTAATGTTTTTAACTCTGATGATTCGAAGGAATTCTTTTGGGTGTTTCCTAAGAGTTACAGCTCCGGCATCACTGCAGTCTAAAAGCACTACCTTCATCTCACTCTTAGCTGCATTGCCCACAAAGGTTGTCTTACCTACACCATTTCTGGCGTATACAGCCATGTGGATAGGATCATTCCTAGAGTATTCAGCGGGATCGGAGAATTCTAAAACTTCGGCCATTTCGTCCTCTTATGTCATTATATTACATGACTTTGGATCATTTGTCAAGGGTAATTTTCTTCTCCCAGACATTCTTTCTGAGATACTCAGTTATCTTTCTCAGCTGGGTAAGAATCACATTTCGGTCAGCTTTAGGTGGTTCAGTCATTTTGTTTCCTCTCTTTTCTTGGCTGTTTCGTAGCCTTTGATGATGACGAGTTTACGATCGGTATCACCCCGCATATCTACCTGACATAGGGTGTAGTAGTCGCAGTCGAACTTGCAATCATATCTCCAGTTGCGTAATGGACGATTAAGCTTCTGGGCTCTTAAAGCTCGTTCAACCCAGTCTTTGACAAAGTTCTGACCTAGCCTGAGATTGACTGAATTCTGAACTCTCTCGAGAGATAGAGTAAGAGGAAGAGTTTCTAACTTGTTTTGAAGCCCCTGTATCTCGTCAGGTGTCTTAGCTTCAATACCAGCTTCTTTCAGAGATTTAAGGTAACCTCTCTGATCAGTAGTAATCCTCCGAACAGAGAGGTCACCATCTTTCTTTATTTTAGGTCGCGGGACAGGTTCTGTGCGAACATAATCCCATAGTATTGTATCTATATTTATTCCTACTTTAGATAGAAGCCATGCATAAGAGTGAACCTGGGGCTGAAGAATTCTATCTTCAACTGTGGGAATATTCTTCTTAAACTTGTGCTCCACAAGAAGTGTTTTGAATTGCTCATGGCCTTTGATCCTGCGAGCTGTAGAAACACGTATGATCTCTTCCACAATGAGGTCAGTTTTCCAGCGGACTGGGAACCCAAACTTAGTATTGAGCTCATATTCTTTCTCAACAACCTTAATTCGCCAATCTTTATCATAATCTCTCCAATGCTCTTCGTAGTGTTCCATGAGCTCATATAGAATGTCCATGAAATCTTCGCCATAATCTTCTTTCTCTTCGTCAAATAACTTATCCCATCTCTGGTTTTTGAGTTGATCAAATTTCACTCTCCAGCCGGCACCTGGGCGAGTATAATGGGCCTGAACTAACTGGTGACCTAAGTCACCTCTGAAGAGGCCAACTTTCTTAACCTTTGCAACTAACTTCTCATCATAGCGATATGAGTACATCTGCTCACAGCGAGATAGCTTTTTGTCAGAAGAGAATGAGATACCTGAGACCTTCATACCTTGATCCTCCGATGCGGTAGTAGTGGGGCTCCCTCCCAATGATCTTCGTATGCAGTAACATCCATTTTGATAGGAACACTAAACTCAAAGTCGAAGTATTTAAGCGTAGGTAGATTATTTACGGTGTATTCAATCCCTTCCTTTAAAATATCTACATAATCTCTGTGGCATTCATAGATCTGTGAATCATGTGCAGATCCAATCATGAAGCATTTATCGCTATCAATTTTGAAATCCCAAGGTAGAGGAGATACATTAATAAGATTGCATATGAATAAGTTAAGATCACTACCAGCGGATTGAATAGGGGAATTAATACCTTGGCGTACTGCCTCTCTACGTATCCAATCCTGAGCACCGCTATCATACATAGCAATAGGAAGGTGACGACGACGACCAAAGACAGAATCAATAAAGCCATGGTTGCTAACGAACATTTCAACTCTACTATGCCAAAGAGGTAGCTTACTGTACTTGTCAAAAAAGGCTTCACGGTAAAGTTCTCCATCTTTTAAAGTTAGATTAAGACCAAATTTTTCTTTCGCGTAGAGCACAAATTTCTTTGCCCACATACCGTATACAAAGCCGAAATTAACTGCTTTAGCTTTTTTTCTTGTTTCTTTGTCTATCTCACCTTTCTTAAGAGTCTGTGCAGTAGCAAGATGGATATCTTCATCATTGTTGAAAATCTCAATCATTGTGGGTTCTTTGGCTGCATGAGCCACAAGTCTTAGTTCTACTTGGGAGAGGTCAGCAGCAACAATACAAAATTCATGATCCCTAGCACAAATAAGATTACGAATAAAACCATCACGAGGACACTGATGGAGTGTAGCACCGGCCTTTTTCTCACGTCTTGAATCTTTAACCATTGTGCTGTTAAGCCGACCAGTATCAGTGGCAGTAAAACCATAATTAGCATGGAGTATGGGTCCATTTCGAAGCCATGGTCCAAGATAGGTACTTTCATATTTTTTCCACTTTCTCCATTCGAGGATATATTCCACAATTGGTAGTGACGGAAGTCTTATGAGTGCGGCTTCTGAAGAACTATAATTACCTTTCTTAGTTCGTACTGGACACTTGAGACCTAGTTGTTCATATAGTAAATAGTTCATCTGCTTTGGTGAACCAATATTTATAATTCGTCCAGCTATTTCATTCACAAATCCGTTATACTCAGTCATGCTATTACGACATAGATGTAATTTCTCCCAACCCATTTCCTCATCTATATGAAAGCCATTGCATATAACATCGGTAAAGATTTCAATAGCCGGCATAAGAATGTGTTTAGCCAGCCTAGCTATTTTTGGATGTTTCTTAAGATAGGGAAGATGACGTTCTTTATATAGACGTAGATCATACATGGTATCTCTGCTGTTGTATTTTCTAATCTTGGGCCAATCTCTTATGTGCTTAAACTCCGACATATCATCCCACGGCAGGACGCCTAATTCAGTCACCGCTTCATACTTGAGACCAGAGTCTTCATTTTCGTCAATTAAATAAGCACCAACCTTAGTATCAAAGTAAAGCTTAATTTTAACTCCAAAGATAGTTTTAATCCACATGCCTTCGAATGTTCCTCGGCGACAGATGAATTTATATGTAGAGAAGAATGTTTTCAATTTATCCCAATCCCTAGCCCGTATTCTAATCCAGTAGATTTCCTCTGGATCTTGAGCTACAGCCATACACCATATTCGCGCATCACCACGAAACGGGTTAAGACCGTTAGTCTCGATGTCTATCTCGACCGGCTTAACTGGATCGAAGTGTGTCGGTAATCGACGGAATACTCGCGCCATCAGTCACAATCTCCGTAATACCTGCTGCTTTAATAAGCATTTTACATCTGTGGCATGAGCCTCCTGCCCAGCCAGTTACGTAAAGAGTTGATCCTCGCAGAGAGATGCCATGCCGAGCTGCGAAGCAGATAGCGTTGGCTTCTGCATGAATAGTTCTGATGCAGTGTCCATTCTCCATTAGGCATCCGACATCAAAACAATGAGGCTCTCCCGGAGGCGAACCATTGTACCCCGTGGATAAGATGCGTCCTTCTTTCTCGATAACACATCCCACATGAGCACGATTGCAAGTGCTACGTTCAGAAGCAATCAAAGCATGCTTCATCATGATGGTTTTACGATCTGGTCTCATTAGTCTCCTTAAAGATTTGATGGTAATCTCCATTGAATAAATGAAGACTAGTGATATGCATGGTAAAGCTACCTGGCGTTATAATTGACCACTTGTTGTGATTGTTCTGAAGCTGGTCTAATACCCAATGCTGTAAAAGAACTGTGAGGTAAATATCATTGCGGAAGTGTCTTACAAAATCACAACTACGGATATAATAAACAATGTGAAGTTTATCATTTCTCATGATGAAATGATAGCCAAGAGTACAAGGTTTTCTTTCTTCGATAGGCATACCTAAATCCTCTGGAAACCACACAGGTAGATATGCTTGTCGAGTGTACGGATCCATTGCAAGAATATTGATAAGATCACTTAAGTCACCATATCTATACCTTATACCGAGTATGCAAGGAGGCCAATACCTCTCTGGATATGTATGACTAAAACGTTCATCTTTCTTAAACTGTTGGTTTCCTTTAGGAGAATGAGGCCACCATGCCTCGCTTGGAGGAGGATTATATGGAATTCTACTAACTCGTTCTTTGAAATGATCATCAGCCCATGGTAGATCAGGATTTATTTGTTGAATTATTGTAGCTTTAGGTAGGTCTGTATTAATTACTTGGATGGTATAATTCAACAATTCTCGAGAGTTAAAATCTGGGCGATTAGCAGTATCTACACCCTGCCAATAATTTGACTTAATCTCGGGTGCATACTTCAACCTAATAGTAGCACCTTCTATGGCTTGGGTAAAATCTGCATAAACTGC